CTACATGCGTCAGGGTGTGGCGGGCATCCGTGACCGCCTCACTGTGGACATGGTCGCCATCCAGCAGTCCCTCGCTGAGCCGCAGGCCTGGGCAACCGCCGCAGTGCTCGCTGTCTTCTTCGCGAAGACCATGCCGCTCGGTGACCACGCCACCGCTGTCCAGTGGTATCGCCGATCCGCAGCACTCGCGGACCGCTCCGAGGATGTTCAGACCCGGGTCTGGGTGCGTGGCCGGGCCTCGCTGGCGATCGCTTACGACCGGTCGGACGTGGACACCGCCGACCTCCTCGCCACTCAGGCACTTGCCCTGGACGAGACCCCGACAGTGGGGCGGCTGAGTGCCCAGCTCGCAGCCTCGCACGTGGCGGCCGTGCGTGGTGACGCCCAGGCGGCGGCCGACCACCTGGACGACGCCCGGCGCACCTTCGACGCGGCCGGGGTGGACGAGGCAGCGACGGATTTCAACATGCCGTGGTGGCGGTTCAAGATCTTCACCTCGGGCGCAGCCTCGCGCACTGGTGATGAACGGGCAGCGCTGGCCGCTCAGGAGGAGGCCGAGAGGACGATCCCTGTCGGGCATGACCGATACCAGACCCACCTCGACATGCACCGTGGCCTCCTCCTGGCGAAAGCCGGGGACCGGCGCGGCGGGACTTCGCACGCCACGACTGCACTCAACAAGCTCCCCGCACCACAGCGATCCGTCACGCTCCGTCGACTGGCTGAAGAGGTCAGAGCCGCCTGAGCACACGAGAAGGCGCCCCGCAGGCGAGATTGCGGGGCGCCTTCTCGTGTGAGCATCTACAGCTCGACGGGGTCACGCGGCGACCGTCCGGCCGCGATCTCGTCGGCGTCATGCCGCCAGGAGGCCCACCTCTCGTCATCGGCGGAAAGGATCCCAGAGACGGCGGCGGGCGAGATGTCCAGCGCGCGAGCAGCTGCTGCCTGGGAACCACGCTCGGCTCCGAATGCCTCGCGGATGTGGTGGGCCCGCAGGAATGAAAGCACGGACAGCCACGTGCGTGCCTCCTCCATGCGTGTGGTGATGGCCGAGTCGACCTCGGCCGGATCGCCATCGAGGTTGGCCAGGAAGAGGTCAGCGAACTCCGCCCAGGTCTCCAGGTGGGCGTCGCGGTCAGCCTCTCCGGTGAGCCGAGTGGGGTCGGTGAGTGCGCGGAAGGTGCCGCTGAGCGCGCGCTCGGCGTCGCGAATCACCTCGGCAACCGGTCGGCAGACGACCGACCATGCCGCTCCGGTGGCCAGCGCTGACCATGCCTGGCCACCGGCCACCCACATGCCAGCCTCCTCTCCGTGAAGGGTCGCAGCGAGCCGGGGGAAGGGCGTCGCGCCCGCCCCTGCGCGTCGAACAGCGAGGTCAAGTGCGCCTTGTCGAGTCAGGTCGTTGGCGATCTGGTCGGCCACGTGAGTCCCCTTCGGTTGAGTGCTATCCAATCTTAAGAGGGGGGTTAACTATTTGGCTACCCCCGGGGCCACTCCTCATCCAGTGCGTGTCTGACGACGATCGGTCATGCGACGCGACTGCAAGAGGTGATGACCATGACACGGAAGACCCAGACGACAAGACCACCCCGACCGCTGGCCATCCGTCTGGGCTGGCGGCGACCGCGGCGAGCAGAGCGCATCCGCGCCTACGTGGCGTGGCCCGCTGGCGACCTCGCCCCATTGGCGCTGGGAGTGCGGCTGCTTCTCGCCGCGAGGAGGGTCGCATGACCTCCGATCTGCCTCCCATGTGTCCCGAGATCGGCCGCGACCACTCCGGCTACGTCCGCCGCTGCGTCCTGGACCTGGACCACGACGGCGACCACCAGGACGCCCGGGGCGATACCTGGGAGCCGCCCGAGGTTGCGCTCCCCCGGCTCCGCGCCCGGTGGGGCCACTCCCACCACATCGTGTACCTGCCGAGCGGACTGTGGATGGCGACCGCCTACGACCCGAACGCCTACTGGAAGACCGAGGTCGAGCCGACCGTGGAGCAGCTGGACACGATGATCGGCCGCCACACCAGCCAGGCCGCGTCCGCCGCGACCACGTAGACCGCCGCGCCCCGGGCTCCCCTTCACCCGTCGCGCCCGGGGCGCGGCCCCACACCACAGAGAGGACGTCATGGACCCCATCCGCACCATGGTCGACGCCGCCCGCGAGGCAGGACTCGTCCCGGTCGTGCAAGGCCGGTCGGTAGACCTGCGCATCATCCGAGACGGCCACGTCGCCGCTGCGATCCGCATGTGGCTGTGCGGGGATCTGTGGCTCCAGGAGTGGCCCGCTCGCCCCGGCGTCACCCCTCTGCCGCGCGGCGCGGTTTTCACCATGGGCTTCGCGAGCACCGACCGGCAGCTCACGGGCGACGACTTCGCGGGCCTCGACGAGTGGTGGGCCCGCATCCCCGGCACCGGCCGGTCACGGCCTCCCGCCCCGGCGTGGATGCGCCGGGTCTACGCCGGGCTGTGACACAGACTCGGCGCCCACACGCGTCTGCGTGTGGGCGCCGTAGGGCCACCAGGCCCACCCCCGCGAGTGGCGGCAACCGCTCGTCGGGGCCCGAAGGAAACCGGATTACGAAGGAGCATACGAATGCAGATCGTGCACACCAATGGACGAAAGTCCCTGCCCACCGACCAGTGGGTGAAGGCCGAGGCCAGCCAGGGTGCATCCAATTGCGTCGCTGCCCTCCTGGCGGGGCGCACGGGTGTGAGCGTCGGCGACACCCAGACGCGCGACGTGATCGGCCAGCTGCCCGCCACCGAGTGGGCCGCCCTGGTTGCGGCGGTCTCCTGATGGGGTGGCTCCTGGGCTGGTACCGGATGTGGTGACCCACACGGACACCAAGCAGTAGACCCCCGCGGGCGCGCGGGATGAGGCCGCCCCAGCGTTGGGGGATGCGGGGCGGCCGGGCCCGGCCTGGGGAGGTCCGGGCCGAAGGGGCCACCGGCCGAGGGGGACCGGTGGCCCCACTTTCAACCCTCACATCATCACGTACAGCCACAGGGGGGATACATGGCGGAGTACCGGCTCACGGTCCGGATCCCGATGACACCGGACCAGGAGGACACCTACCGGGCCGACCACACGCTCGGCGAGAACGACTCCACACGCGACCGACTCGCGTCCACGGTCCATGACGAGCTGGAGGGACTCGGCGAGACCTCCGGATGGTGGGAGGAGGTGCGGGTGTCCTGACCTACCAGGGCACCCACCCACGGAACAGCCACCGAGTCACGTCGCCATCAGGGTCAGGTTCGTAGGCTGCCCGCAGCTCCACGCCCACGGGAGCCTCGGGGGCCATCTCCGGCGGCACCATGTAGTAGCCGCCCCACTCACGTGGGTCGGCGGGTAGGTCGCCCGGGTCATAGGCCATCTGTTCGCCGTCCATCGGGCCGCCGTACATCGTCACCAGCTCTTCGTGTGGCCACCTGTCCATCCGCGCCATGGAGGCATAGTCGCACCCGGCGCATGCAGGTGGGGGCGGTGGCCGGAAGCGGACGCGACGAAGCCCCCACCCTCCCGCGCAGGGGAGGGTGGGGGCGACGCAGCGTCAGCGGCTACGCCTCGTCTGCGGGGAGCGGCCGGTACCCCTCAACGACGTCCCACGCACCGCCGCTGACCGCGCGGGCGATGCACGCCAGGCGGTGCACCAGCTCGTCGGCGGACGGAGGCGGGACGAAGATGATGTCCTGATCCGACGCAAGAGCACTGACCACCAGGTGCTCCCGTGGCGACAGCAGCGAGCACGCGGCTCGCCACGCCTGGAATCCCTCGGAGGGATCCTCGGTGCTCTCCGATGGGTGAGTGACGGTGAGGATTCGGGCCCCGTGCGCGAGCACTAGCGCTTCGAAGGCGTCAGGATCCTCAGTGAGCGCCCACTCCGCGCCGCGTAGCAATGCAGCTTCGGCGTCCAGCTGTTCGCGCTCGGTTCGGGGGTGGTCTTCGGGGGTGAAGTGATTCATGAGCGCCCCTGTACTCCGGTGTGCTCGGGGTCGCATTCTTCCAGATCAGGCACGATTTGTGGAGAGTCGAGCGAGTTCTTCCGGATCGGAGTGCCAGTCGGTACGCCAAAGCGCCCCCGCTCCTCGTGCGAGGAGCGGGGGCTCTGGCGTGCGGTCTACGACCGGCGGGTGTGCGGGGCCAGGTACGCGGCAGCCGCGGCGACGAGAGTCACGGCCGCAGCGGCGACGACCTCGGGCACGTCCAGGCCGAAGAGCCCGGCGACGTAGATGAGCACAGTCACGGCCGCACCGCTCGCACCGGCGGCGGTGACCTTCTTCTCGGGGGCCAGGTGCCCGGGAGCCTTCGGGGTGGAGTGCATCAGCTGGTCACCTCCAGCTCGCCGGATACGCGCACGGTCGCGGGCAGGCCGGTGCCGGTGGACAGGTTCGCGACCGCGTCCAGAGCCTCCCGGCGTGCGACCGCGCGCCGGATCTGCGCGGCGGCGTACCCGTTGATGTGCGCGCCGCTGGTCGCGGAGGATCCGACCCATTGTCGGCATTCCAGTACGGCCGCGGCGGTCTTGGGGCCATAGTCGCCGTCGATGGTGCCCACGGTGTCGCCGAATCCGGCGTGGCCGAGGGTGGTCTGAAGGGCGTATACGGCCGATCCGCTGTCGCCTTCGCTGAGTCCGAGCATCTCCTCGTCTCCTTCTGGGGTGATGGGGGTCGGTGCCCCGGGGGGCTGGGTGAACGTGCCGTCCTCGACCAGGGCGTAGAGCACGCTCCCGGGGCACGAGGTGGAGGAGAAGTCGCGGTGGCCGAGCACGGTCCCGGACACGCCGTGCTCGTCCATGAGCCACTGGCGGAGCCGCCGCACCCCGTCGATCTGCGCCGGGGTGGGCCTCTCACCGTCGCCGATCATCAGGGACACGCTGTAGTAGCTGGCGTTCCCGGCGGTGGTGCCCTGGGCGGCCTGGTAGCGGTACAGCCCCCGGCCCTCGAAGACGTGGCCCTCGACCGAGACGCCGAAGCTGTAGCCGATGTCGGCCCAGGCGCGGTTGTTGACGTGGTCGTCGCGGGTGGACTTCCAGTAGGAGACGCAGTCGGAGTGGTCGCCGAGCCCGGTCGGGGCACCGTTGTAGTGGACGACGAGACCGGATCGAGGGTCGGCGTAGTCGGCGGGGGAGGACGCGGACCAGCCGAAGTAGGTCCGCGGGTAGTCGATCATCGGGCGCCTCCAGGGCATGGTGAAGGCCCCGGCGGCGGCCGGGGTGGTGGGGTGGTGGTTCTAGGACAGGGCGGCGGTGCCGACGGCCACCACGGCCCCGGCGACGATGCCGATGCCGGTCACGATGACGGCCGTGATCGCGATCGTGCGGGTGGCTCGGGTGTCCATGTCCTCGCGGGTGACGGTGACCCGCTCCAGCTCGTCGAGGCGGGTGTCGAGTTCGCCGAGCTGTCGGGCGTGCTCGTCGGTGCGGGCGGCTTGGTGTTCCAGGCGTTGGATGATGACGTCCAGGCGTCCGGACACCTGGGCGAGGCCGACCTCTATCGTTCGGCGTAGCCCTTCCAGGGAGTCGTCGGGCATCAGCCCACCCGCTGGGCTCGAAGGTAGGAGTCATCCGACAGCGTGGTCGGGTCCGCGTGGGAGGTGATCTGCGCCCACTCCAGGGTGATCGTGCCGGGGCCCTGGAGGATGAAACCCTCCCGTGCCGCAGCCCGCAGACCCGAGCCCTGGGTGTTGCCGTACTCGGCCTCGGTGCCCATCCCGTGCACCGCCGAGCGCATGTTCGTGTCCAGCCGGTTCGTGGACGTCGCGGTGGGGCCCTGGACGGCACGCAGGGACACGGTGGTCATGGTGGTCGACCAGGAGACGCGGATGCCGCCGGAGTTGGCGGTGCCCGCGTAGTCGATCATGGCGTGGATGTCCCACACGCCGTCGCCCAGGGTCAGGGTCAGGTCGGAGTCCGGGGCTACGGTGGTGGTGTTGGTGCGGTCCTCGTTGACGCTCTTGTAGGCGTAGACGGGGTTGTGCTCGTTGAGGCGCTCGGCGGTCACACGCATGCCCGCCAGCCACGGAAACGGCACGGTGGCGCCTCCCTTCTGGTCAGAGTGCGATGGTCATGGGGTGGGCCAGGCGCACATCCGCTCCGGCCGGGTGCGGCTTGGTGATGCCGTTGATCCCGCGGGTGACCTCCACGGTCTGCGGGAGCGAGGACCCGTCGCCGATGATCAGGCTGACCCGCATCACCTCGCCGCCGACGGTGATGTCGAACGGGAAGTCGTCCGGGTAGTCAGCGGAGGTGATCCAAGTCGGGCCCGCCGTGGTGGCCACGGACAGGGTGGTTTCGGCATCGTCGATGGCGAACGCCAGCTCGGATCCGGCGGTGTCAGCGCGCTCGGGCGCGTCCGGCTCCCCTCCGGTGGTGCCGTCAGCGGCCTCGCCCACGGTCCACGGCGAGGCCGGGGTGCACACCAGGGTGATGTCCCAGGCGTGGGTGTTGATCCGCTCCTCGTAGCCCTGGACGATCACGTCGATCTCCGCCGCTTGCACCCACGAGGGTGGGTTGAGGATGCGCACCCGGTCCCCGGCATCCAGGGCCACGATGGTCGGGATGTGGGCGGCCATCCTGGGGTTGGCCAGGTTGAGGCGGATGGTGGGGAAGCGCATCTCATCCACGGTGCCCAGGTGGAGTCGCCACGCGGCCTGGTCGGGCAGCTGGGCGTCGTCGGCGAGGTTGAGCGTCACTGACTCGTCGTAGCGGCCCACCGCGGCGACGCCGAGCGGCCCGGTCTCGTCTACCACGCGGTAGCTCGCCCCGCGAGTCCGCTTGACCGTGACGTCGTTGCGGGTGGCCTGGTCGTCGTCGGTCGGCTCGATCGGCGCGAAGATCTCACCGCTGCCGTAGTCGAGGGTGAGCACGGGGGGCTGGTTGTACAGGGTGTCGCGGCCCCGGTAGGACAGGCCGAGCCGGTCACGCAGCTCCCCGGCCACCCCCAGGTCTGGGGCCTGGGCGTCGGTCACCACGTCCAGGAACGTGCCGCGGGGTTGTGGGCCGAGCCGGGTGTCGGCGGCGCCCATGATCTCCATCGGCACGTTCTGCTCTGTGCTGATGCGGTTCAGGCGGGTCCTGGCGGTGTCGTTTCTGCTGTAGCCGCTGAACGAGTCGTTGTACGCCAGGGGGAAGACGCCGCCCCACACGGACAGGTGCCCGAGGGACATCCCCTCCAGTTCGGAGCCGAACCTGGTGTCGATCCCCGTGGCCCTGCCAGCGGTACCGGTGTAGTCAGCGCTGATGGCAGAGCCGTCCGTGGTCTGGTCGAACCAGGCGATCTCCCAATCGACGAGGAACCCGTTCTGTACTGCCAGAAAACGGAAACGCCGCCAGTCGTTGAAGAACGGCGGAGTGCGGCCGGTCAGGTTGCCGCTGTGCGCGTTGATCTCCACATCGTCCGCGTCGTAGATCCGCCCCACGATGTACAGGTCACCACTGAACTCCAGCAGGCTCGCCTGAGCCCGGCCCTCAGTCGTGATGATGTTGAACAGCACCTGCTCTGAGGTCAGGGTTTCAGGCTCGGGGAGCTTGTAGAAGAAATCGACCTCCCAGCCGTTCACGTCGTCCATGGGGATCGCCCGTGAGGTCCGCAGTCGTGCGTTGTCGGTGATCGTGGGAAGCCGTTCGGAGCTGATCAGACTGTCGTCGTCAGCGAAAACCAACCCGGAGGCGATCAGCGGTTCCACGTTGTCCACGCCAGCTGTGGGCCGGGTGGTGTCCACGCCGTCCTCCAACGGCCAGTAGGCCGGGGGCCAGTAGGCCGGGATGGCGGATCGAAGGGCCGACTGGAGCGGGGACTGCCCCTGCCCCAGGCGGCGCAGGATGCCCGCGGCCTGGAGAGGCACCCACACGTCGGAGTCGGACAGATCCCACCGGGGCGGCCAGCTCGCGACCTGGCCCACGAACCGCACCGAGTAGTCGGGCGGCGTGGGGGCACGCACCGTTAGGTCGTCGTAGGCGAACGTGAGGGGAGTGGCGGTGTCGTCAGCAGTGACGATCGACCGAAGCCCGAACAGGCCATCGTCAAGGACGTTGGTGTACGCCTGCGTGTGCCAGACGGCAGGCTCCTCCTCGCCATCGGCCCACACTCGCATCCGCAGCTCTGGGCCGTCCGCCAGGCACCGAACTCGCAGCACGGTGTCTGGCTCGTAGGTCAGATCGGGAACGTTGCTGAGCCCGGAGGTGAAGATCAGGGCGTTGTCCTGGAACTCCTGGATGCCCGTGGTGATGCGCAGACCCTCGTCGCTGGGGAGCCCGGTATCGGTGCGGAAGCCCACTGAGAACCGGACCAGAGTGTTGCCGACGATGCGGGCCTGGACGCCAGCGAACGCGGCGGCCGTGAGGCTCCCCGCGGGGACTCGGTCGATGCTGACCGTGAACTCGGCATCGAAGTCGGCGGGCTGGTCCGTGGTGGTGGTTTGATTCGCCGACGAGCCCAGGACGCTCATGGCCATCAGCCCGCGGCCTCCCGAGACTGAGTACGTGGACGCGGGAACGTTACCGAAGGGGTCGTCCCACACCTGCCCGGTGTCAGCGGTCCCCCACCCGTCGGTGACGGTGCGGGCGAAGCCGTCGACCAGGTGCACCTCGCCCGGCGGCGGCGGATCCTCCACCGACACGCGGAGGGGGGTGTTGCGGCCGATCAGCCCGTAGTACGGCGACATGGGGTTGCGCGGCGAGTACTTGCCGTGCCGGTTGTTCAGCGTCAGGGACAGCTTGGCGGGGTCGGCCTGGGTGGCCTCGTCCGCACGGCCGCGGCGGATCTGGATGTCGGAGGAGACGCGCACGTCGCCAGTGATGTCCACCCACGTGCCATCAGAGAGCTGGAGTTCCACGCCCAGGTCCGGAGGGAAGGTGGGTGGCTGGTAGGCCTCGGTGACGGCGGTCAGCTCGGCGGACGCCGACAGTGTCGCCGAGGTCGTCACCGACTTGGACACGGCGGCGGCCAGGTCCCCGCTCGCGGCGAGGGAGGCCGACGTGGTCACCGCCTTGGACAGGTCGGCGGTCAGGACAGCGGAGGCGTCCAGGGTCGCCGACGTCACCGGGGCCGCGGCCGGGCCGAGGGCGGCCGAGTCGCTGATGGCCAGGTGGGACAGGTAGGTGGGAGGTGGTGTGGCGGCGGACTGGTCCTCAGCCCAGGCCAGGTCGATCGCGGCCAACACCTCAGCACCGGCGCCGCCCCCGGACCCGAACGTGCCCACGAGATGCCCGAGGCCGTGGTCGGCGGCGAAGCCGTCCAGCTGCCCGGCCATCTCATCGCCGTAGAAACCATCCGCACCGAACAGCGGAGCCGGGTATCCGAGGTCGATCAAGCGGTTCTGGTAGTCCTGCACATCCTGGCTGAACGTGCCGTTGCCGTAGGGCAGGTAGAAGTCGCGCCGGTACCGGTACGCGCTCACCTCGGCGGTGACGCCTCCGGCCAGACCGGTGCCGGTGAAGGTCGCGACCTGCTCGCCGGAGGTGGCGTGGCCCGGGTAGAGGCGGACCTCGGTGTCGGTTCCGTCCGAGGTGGCCTCGATCCGCACCCACTGGCCCAGGGCCACCCCCGTTCCGGACAGGGTCGGTGACAGGGCGCTGTCGTCGAGCCCGTCCGGCTGAAGGGTTACGCCCACATCGCCGCCGGCGGTTTCGTGCAGGACCAGTCCGTAGGACCCGAGGCGGGCGATCCACCGCACCTCGTCCTCGCCGTACCCGGCGGCCTGGAGGTCGGGCAAGTAGGCGTAGACCCGCAGGTGCCACGGGGCACTCGGGAGCGTCGCTGTCAGGTGCGGGGTGTCGCCACGGTGCAGGCCGGTGGACACCTCCAGGGTGGTCAGCGACCGGACCGTCTGTAGGTCCTCATAGACCGCCCGATCGAGGGCGCCGATGTCGACCGTGCCCACCCGGGCGGTGTTCGCCAGCGACGACGTGGTGGGCAGCGCCCCGGGAGGCCCAGACAAGCTGTTGTCGACCGTGACGGCCACGGCATCCTCCTCTCTACGCCGGGCTGGTCAGATTCAGGTCGGCCGGGTCCACGGTCAGCACCCCGGCCGCCCCGAACGTCTCCTGCGTGGATGTGGCACCGCCGCCGAGCCACGTGGTGCCGTCCACCGCCCACAGGCCCACGTGGGTGATGGTCGCGGACTCCACGTCGAACACCAGCGGGGACGCGGTGGCGACGCCGCCGGAGGCCGCACCCCAGGTGATCGCCTTACGGGCGTAGGAACCGCCCGTGGCTTCGTTGGCGCCGGTCGCCCCGGGGTCGGACGTGTGCAGGCTCATGTGGGTGGCCTGGTCGACTCCTGCCCCATCCAAGAGGCCGTTGAGGAACACGGTGGTCAGAGCCATGGGCTGCTATCTCCTTCCGAGAGAGGTGACGTCGCCGCCGCCGGACTCGCGCACCCACCCGCGGATCACACGGACCAGGTCGTCGGTGCCGCCGGTCACGTCGAGAGTGATGGACTGAGCGGCGGTGGATCGCTGGGTGGCGGCCACGGTGGCGGCGGACAGGGTCGGCGCAGCGGGTGCCGTAGTGGCGGTGGCGGCCATGCGGTCGTCCAGCGGCGACATGAGCCGGTTGGCGATGCGGTCGATGCGCGTCAGCTCGCCGAGGATGCCGTCACCGACGCCTTCGGCGATGCGCGCACCTGAGATCTCCGGAGCGCCTCCGCCGGACAGCGGCCCTTCCTTCGCCGGGGAGAAGGGAAGCTTGTCGCGGATGGTGGAGGCCATGCTCGATGCCGTGCTCGACAGGGACCCGAACATGCTCCTGATGCCGTTGATCAAGCCACGGATCACGTTCTTCCCGGCGTTGTACAGCAGCGATCCGAGGTTGCCCAGCGCGGATCGGATGCGGCCCGGGATGCCCCGGACGAACCCGACCAGGCGGCCGACGGTGGCCACGACCCGGTTGTGCATGCCCAGGATCGCGGTGATCGCGAGGTTCTTCGCGGCGTTGAACCCGGCCGAGATCGCCGACTTGACGAAGGCGATGGCCGCGGACACCTTGCCGGTGATGGCCTCCCACGCACCGGAGATCTTGGAAACCACCCAGTCCCACGCGGCTGCCACGGCCGACTTGATGGACTCCCACAGCCCGACGAAGAACCCGGCGATGGCACCCCAAACAGAGGCGGCGGTGGACTTGATCCACTCCCAGACCGCAGCCAGCTTCTCCTTGATCCAGTCCCAGGCGGCACCGGTAGCGGCCACGATCTCGTCCCAATAGACGATGATCAGCACGATCACGGCGATCAGGGCGATGATCCCGAGGATGATCCACGTAATCGGGGACGCCCAAAAAGCCGCGTTCAACAGCCACTGGACACCCGCCCAAATCAAGGTGGCGACCCGGATAGCAACCATGATGCCCTGGTAGAGGCGCAGGGCGACGGTCGCCGCAGTGACCGCCGCAGCAATGCCCAGGACGGCCCCCGCGACCATCGTGAGCGTCCCCTGATTCTCCGACGCCCACCCGGCCACGTCGGACAGAGCCGGGCCGAGCCCGGAGGCCAGGTCGGTGGTCAGCGACCGGATCGAGGAGGAGAACTGCTGTGCGGGGTCGGCGGCGAGCGTGTCGGCCATGCCCTGCGCGGACCCGGACACGTTGTCGAGCGCGGCCGTGGAGGGATCCAGGGCGTAAAGCCCGTCAGCGAGGTCCTCAGCCTTGGTGCCGAACAGCTCGGTGGCGATGGCGTCACGCTGGATCGGGTCCTCCACATTGCGGAGGGCGTCCAGGGTGGTGTCCAGGGCCTCGCTCGCGCCCTCGCCGCCCTCGCCGATCTTGGCGAACAGCTGGTCGGCGGGCAGGCCGAGTGACTCGAAACCCGACCGGATTCGGTCGGACCCGGTGGAGGCCTCGATCGAGAACTCTTTGATGGCGTCAGCGACCGCGTCAGCGTCGCGGGCGCCGCCCTGGAGACCCTGGGAGATGAGCCCCATCGCCTGCTCACCGGACAGACCCATGCTGCGGAACTGCGTGGAGTACTCGGTGACCGTGCTGAGTAGGTCGTCGTTGTGGCCTGCGGTCTCCCGGAACCCAGCGGCGAGGAGGTCGAACGCTTCCTGGCCGTTGGCGGCCAGACCGGTCTTCATGAGTTGGCCGGCGGCCACGGTGGCTTCGTTGACATCCTGGTCGAACGTGGACGCCAAGGTGAGCGCCGAGGTGGTCATCTCCTCCAACTCGGCGTTGGTGAAGGATCCCAGCTCACCAATGTTGCCGTGCACACCGGCCAATGCGCCGTTCACCTCACCGATCGACGAGCCGAACCCGTCGGAAAACACCGCCCCGGCGACCTCACCCGCCCGCGCCGCCTCGTCCTCGGCCAGGCCGAGCTGGGCGGTCAGCTTCGCATTGGCCGATCCGATCTCCAGAGCGTCGGAGATGCCCACGCCCAGGGCGGCACCGGTCGCGAGCCCGGCGGTGGTGCCGATGCCCTCCAGGGTCACGCCGAGCTTTTCAGCGTCGGCCTGGACGTCGTCGAAGGCGCTCTTGACGGCGCGGGTGGCGCGGTCCGCTCCGGACTCGACCCCCTTAGCATCGACACCGATCTTGACGAGGAGCTCTTGGAGGGTGGCCACAGCTCACCTCCCTCAGGGTCACCGCCGCTGGCGGCGTATGGATGGTTGTTCGGGCTCGTGCGAGACGACGCGGGTCGTATGGCCGTCGGCGTCGCGGATCTCCTCGACGCCGCCCAGGGCCCGGTTGGCGTCGCGCACGGCGGCCAGCTGCTCCTCCCACGACGTGCCGCGGTCGTGGTCCCAGTCGGGTAGGAAGTCCGTCGGCTTGGCCTTGCGTCCGCCCTTGCCACGGTTGGCGTTGGCGATCACCGACGCCAGGAGGGCAACGAGCTGATCATCACGCTGCCCTCCCAGGGGTCCGGTGATCTGCTCGTAGGCCATCCACCGCGTCAGCTCCGCACTGGACATGCGGCGCAGCATCTCGCCGACGGGCATGCCCAGGTGAGCGGCTAGGCGGTACTGGAAGGCGAGCTCGGGGCGCTGCCGGAGCTGGCTTTTCCCTCCTCCACCGCGTCCTTACCGATGCCGGACAGGCGGCGCACGACGTCCCAAAGTTCGCCCATGACCTTGCCGTTCTTCCGGCCGAGCTCCTTGGCGTCGGCGTCGGCGAACAACCGTTCGCCCTGCTCGTTCACGATCGCCTTGGTGACGAGCTTGGCGCGGAAGTTCTGGAGACGGGTAGCGCTGACCTCGCCCTTGGAAGCGGCGGCCATCGACGCCTCGTAGGCGTCACGGTCAGCCGACGACAGTCCGGCCACGCGCACCGTCCCGCCCCACTGGGGGACGGGCACGTCCTCGTAGTCGATGTCGTTGGCACCGAGGATGGCGTCCTTGCCGAGCAGCATGAGGGGTTTCTCCTTCTGGTTCAGGGGTGATCAGGCCAGGCTGGACAGGACCGGCTTTCCGGACACCTTCCAGGTCAGGGAGGCCGACAGCTTGTCGTCGAATGGGGCTTCGGGCTCGAACCCGGTGAGACCGGCCTGGAAGGTCCACGTCGTCTGCGCCGGGTCGGGGAAGATCACCCGGTAGCCACGCGGTTCGGAGGACTCGTAGTCCTCGGTGAGCGGGTCGTGCAGGACCGGGTCGTAGTTGAGATCCGCGGACACCTCGCCGCCGTCCTTGAGCCCGAAGATGAACTCACGCCACCCGTCGGGGCTGTCGTGGGCGGTGACGTCGATCTCCTCCCGGGAGGTGGTGGGCCCGGAAGTGTTGGTCATCGACCCCACCGGCTCGTAGTCCCCGCCGCCAGGCGTCGCCTCGCGCTCGAGGGCAACGCCGAATCCGTCGCGTCCAGCCATGGGTCACTGCTCCTGTTCTGTGGTGATGCGGAACCGGAGGACGACGTGCCTGATGGCCGGGTCCTCGTCGGTGATGTTCTGGCCGAACTCGAACCGCACCGACACCGTGTGGTGGCCGGGGACGGTGAGCGGCTGGTGGTCGACGAGGGTGGTCGCCTCGTCGGCGATCGTGTTGGCCTGGATCCACCCGCGCTCGCGTGACCACACATGCAGGTAGATGGTGGTGTCGCGGCCGAGCCCGTCATGGGTGTTATCGGCGGATTCGGTACTGATCTCGCCGATCGTCACGTAGGGATGGGCAGCGGCCTCGGGTACGTAGTCGTAGACCGGGCACGACAGGGCACCGTTCAGGCGCTGGTAGAGAGCCGTCTGGATTCCGGCAGCGGGGCGAACCCCCACACCGACCACCCCCTATCGGAGCTTGTCGAGCGCAGAGCCGACGTGGCGGCGCAGCCGGTCGGAGTACTTGGGCGCTTCGGCCTCGGCGGCAGGATGGGCGAACGGCTGTGCGGCCGTGCGGCTGGTGCCGAACTCAACCAGGGCCGCCCACCACGCGCGCTTGGCGCCGAACACGCCCACCTCGCCCCGCAGAGCCCCGCGGACCCGACGGCCGATCGCCCCATGCAGCTGCCCCGACTGGCGGGGCACCCGGGAGCGCATGTCCTTGTAGACCGCGGTCACCGACTCGGTGGTGGCCGCCTTGGCGCCGTCGTAGATCTGATCGGGCAGGTACTTGAGCTGCCTCTCCAGCTTCTTGAGGCCCTTGACGGTGACCTTGGCCATCACGCCCCCTCCGGCTGGATCAACTCGCAGTCGGCGCGCAGGTACACGTCCTCAGACGGGACCACTGCGGCGACCACCCTCCAGGTCTGCCCCGCCCGGCGCAGCTCGTCACCCCGGTGCACGTCCGTCCCGGGGGCGAGGTAGATCGGTTGGGTGTGGTCGGCCCCCACCTGGCGGGCGGCCACCCGTTCGGCGACGGACGGCTGGGAGATGCGGCACCGCACCGGCCCGATCTCCACCCACGTGGTGGTCTGCCCGCCGGACCCATCCGGGACGGTGGTGCGCCGCCACAGGGTCACCTCGACGTTGAGCAGGTGGCCGATGGCGCGGCGTCTCATCGGGGCAGGTTGAGCACGGCGACCTCCACCGCCGTCACGGCGTCCCACGACAGGGCCGCGCGGCGGATGGTCGGGTCGCGGTAGACCGAAGCCATCGGCACCACCGCCACCTCCCCGGCGGGGATGGTGACCGTGACGTCCTCCACGGGGATGCCCCGCACGGTGCCGGGGGTGGCCACGGTGAGGGTGTGGGCAGAGGCGTCGTCGTTGCGCACGAGCAGCACCATGCCGGTACCGGTGGGTGCCTCGTCGCCCCCGGCCGACGCCGGGGTCCACACGATGGCGTCCAGGCCCGGAACGGGGGCGTCCTGGGCTGCGATGATGGCCATGAGTGTCCTTCCTCAGAGGGAGCGCAGCACGGCCGCGCCGCCGCCGAAGCGGCTGCGCAACCGGGTGCGCAGGTAGTCGGGGAGCTCCATCTCGGTGATGAGCCCGTCGCCGCCGTAGGTGACCGAGTAGTCGCCGATGCGCTCGGAGCGCACGTCCCCGGCGGCCAGTCCTTCACCCCCGGAACCGGATCGGTAGGCGACCAGGGACTGAGTCGCGATCCGGCACACCAGGTCGACGATGTCGGCGGGCACCGTGGCCAGGCCGTGGGTGTAGGTGACCTCCACCTCGGCCTCCACGCCGCCCCACCCGCAGCTGCGGAACAGGGAGGCGCGGGGGCGGGACAGCCGCCAGTCGTCCACCTGGGCCTCGTCGATGAGCACGGTGGTCACGGAGGTGACCGGCGGCCCTGGCATGGGCAGGCGGGACTCGCACCGGCCCGCCAGGACGACGGTGCCGGTCGTCTGGGAGATCGGGCACCCGGCGGCGGACCGCACGGCGGCGGAGGCCACCCCCAGGTATCGGTCGACGAGCTGCTCCTCGCTCGCGTCGATGGCCACGCCGAGCGCGGTCATGTCCGCGCGGGTGGCCAGCGGGGACAGCGGCACGGCGGCCTCCTACTCGGTGCTGGCCGGGGCCTTACGCGGGGAGGCCTTGGTGACGCTGCGCAGGTCGTCGCGGCGCACGAGCTTCTTCAGGTACTCGTGTGTCTCGCCGCCCTCCTCCACTCGCAGGCCCACCTTCTGGCCGCTGTTGTTGACGATGTCCAGATCGATCTTCTTGGTGTCCCTCGCCATGGGTCTTGTCCTTCCTTAGGCGGGCAGGCCGGTGGTGACGTCCACGTCCATGACGGCCAGAGCCTCCGGCCGCACGACACGCGAGCCGTACAGGTGCAGGCCCTTGATCGCGTCGCTGAAGGACGACTCGGGGCGGTAGGCCTCGGTCTTGTTGATCTGGTCGGCGAACGTGGTCGCGATGGAGTGCCCGGCCACGACGAAGTTGGAGACCGCCGGGGGTGTTCCGGCGGTGCCCTCGGGCAGGTTCAGCGACACCATCACCTGGAAGCCCAGGACGCGGCCCACCTCGCCGTTGAGGATCGGGGTGGTCGACCCGTACTGGGAGGCGTCGATGAACCGTGCGTCCTGGAGCAACAGCGCGTGGAGTTCGGGGGCCACGATCAGGAACCGCCCCTGGGCGGGGACCTTGGCCTTGTCCAGGGCGAGCTTGAGGGCCAGGACGATCTTGTACGCCTCGTCCGCGGTGCTGGCCGAGCCCGCGGTGAGCACGTTGCCCGCGTTCGTGGTCATCAGGGTCGCCACGAACTGGTCGGCGACGTCGCGCAGACCGTCGGCGGCCTCCATCGCCGCCTTGCTGAGCAGCTGCCCACCGTCGCGGGCCTGCCGGGCGTCGACGTCGTCGACTTCGAACGCGAAGTACTTGGCCTGGTCGATCAGCAGCGTCTGATCGGTGGTGGTGAGCGTCTCGGGGTCGATCGTGGTGACGTTCTTGGTGTACGTCGAGATCGTTGGCGCGGTCAGGCTGCCGATGTGGACGGTGTCGCCGAACTGGGCGATGTCGCCCTCGTAGTCGCGGTTGATGACGTTGGACTGGCCGAACACGTACCGCTTCTTCAGCGCCACGAGCAGGTCGGCGTTCCACACCTCCGGGATGAAGGTGTCTACGGCCATGATGGTCTCCTCTTCAGGGGTTACCGTGTGCTGATTCCGAGCGCGTCGTCCAGGCGGCCGTCAGCGCGGGCCTTGACGATCTGCTCGGGGCTCATCCGCTTCAGGTCGGCGCGGGTGAGCTGCTTGGGCTTGCCGGTCCCCTTGCGGGCTCCGGAGTCCGCGGTCCCCTCGAAGCGGGGACGGGTGCCGCCTTGCGCGGCCAGGTAGGGCTTGCGCTTGATCAGGTCGTCGATCGCGTCGCTGATCTCCTCGGAGTCGACCTCGCCATCGTCGTCGACGTCGAAGCTGCCCAGGTCGAGGAGGCGCAACGCGTCTTTGGGGTCGGCGAGCTTGCCCGCCGCGGCGGCCCGGACCTCCGAGCGCAGGATGCGCGCGTTGGCCTTGGCGGTGACGGCCTCGGTGGCGGCGCGGACCGCGTCCTCGTCGGCGAACCGTTCACCTCGGGAGGACTCGGCGAGCTTCTTCTCCAGCTCCCGGCGCCGGTCTCGTTCGGCCTTCCACTTCTCCTTCTGGGCGGCCAGGGCCTTCTTGCCGGGGTCGCCGAGGTGCTCGGCTCCCTCGGGGTCGGCCTCGTCGTCCTCGCCGATTTCCTGCTCGGGGGCGGCCGTCTCGTCGGTGCCGCCGTCGCCCTCCTCGGTGGTGCCCTCGTCCTCCTCGTCGTCGAGGGCGCCGCCCAGCACGGGCCACACGGGGCGTTCGCCGATGACGGCGAGCGCCCTGAGGCCGGTGACAGGGTGGACGGGCAGGTCGGTGTCGAGCGTCTCGCTCATCGTGTGCTCCCGTTGCGGGTTGGTCAGCCCCCGCCCGTTGCGGGCGGTGGCGGTGAGGTGAGATAGCCGTGCTCGTACAGCAGCTCCAGGGCGTGCTGTCGGTCGGAGGCGTCGCGCATGATCGCCTCGGGCATCAGCCGCGGCCGGGCGGACCGGGTGTAGCGGCCGGACGCGTCGGGGCGTAGATCGCCCAGGCGGCGTCCGGCGTAGCCGCGGGACGTGGTGCCCTCGGTCGTGTAGCGGCCCCGGGTTCGGTTCGTGGCGGACTGCATGCCACGTCGGGCGTTGACCACCTGGCCGATGTCGGCGCCCTCGCGGATGGCTGCGGCGGCGTGGGCGCCGAAGGACCGGTCTTGCTGTGCTCGGGACATGGACTCAAAAACCCGACGTGGGTCGTCGCCCTCCACCCGCTCGTCCGGGCTCATGGGCCGCATCGTGCAGTCGCACCGAGGGTGGCGGGCGAACCCTTCGGACCAGGCGTACTCGCGCCCGGCCAGGACGATGCACCGGCCACACGCCGGACGCGGCACCACACGGGTGTAGGCGACCACCCGCGGGCGGGTCGCCATGCCCACCTGCTCGACGGACCGGCCGATGTCCAGGGTCTGAGTGCGGGCCATCTCGTCGAGCTGTGCACGCCCGGCGGCCAGTGCGCGGCGCGGAGAGACACCGCGCTTGATCGCCGACAGCGACGTGATCGCCGGTCGGGACAACAGTGTGCCCAGGTCCCGGCCGTCCGAAGCGGTACCGGCCAGCTGTTCGGGAGCCAGGGCGGATACCGCTGGGGCGATGGCGCCAAGGAGTTCATCGAGGTACTCCACCGCCCCCAGGGCGGCGGCCAGCTGCGCGGCCGACAGCAGTGTGACCGCGCTGGGCACGATCTCGGCCCAGGACCGGCCGATGTTGTCCGCATCCACCTGCGACCACAGATCGCCGAGACCTTCGGCGGCGCCGAGGGCGATGCGTTTCTGTGCGCGCTGGTGGTCGATGGCTGCCTGGGCGCTCACGCGGGCTCGCCCTCGTCGCCCCCGGCCTCCTCGCCGTCACCCTCGGGTGCCTCATCGGGAGCGGGGATCTGGCGGGCCCGCTCCATCTGGTCGGCGATCGCCCCGATCGGATCCATGTCGGCCTCGCGCTGCTTCATGGCGAGCATGTCGGCGACCTCGGTGGGGGTGAGCCCGTACCGCAGAGCGATCCATTCGAAGGGGAACCCGATCTGCTTGAGCTTGGTCAAAGCGTCGGCGAGCTGGGCGTGCGACCGTGACTCGGCGTCGGCCCACAGCACCTGTCCGGACCGCAGCGCGCGGGCCTTGGAGGTGTCGCCCTGGGCGAGGGCGACGAGGGCGAACACCTCCCGCAGGGCTTGGCCAAACCACAGCTGTTTCTCCTCGGTGCGTTTGACCAGGCCGGTCTCGGCGGCGATCAGTGCGTCGCCGGACAGGTTGGCCATCTTGCCCACCAGGTAGTGCTGTGGGGTGCGGGTCTGGGCGGCGATGTGCCCGACCGCCACCTCGATCACGTCGGAGTAGGCGGCCAGGTTCGCCGCGGACCACTCGTCGGTGCGCACGTTCTCCCCGTCCACCCACAGCACCCGGTCGACAGCGAACTTGGACAGGTCCGCCGGGCGTTCCCCGACAACCTCCCCTTGGTCGTTCAGGACCGGGATCGTCGGCCGCTCGGCTCCCAGGACGATCCGCTGCGGGAAGCTGGCGTAGTCCGAGGCGGTGAACAGCTGCGCCCACAGCAGGTTGACTGCGTCCTGCATCGCCACGACCCCGGACACGTCCGAGATCGGATCGTCGGCGAGCAGGGGGCGGTTCGGCAGCTCCACGAGCGGCACCACGCCGAGCGGGTTGGTCTGCGGGTTCGGTTCGGCCCCGGTGTCGCGCGGCTCCCAGGAGGCGATCTCCTCGTCGGCCTGGGCCATGTTCGCTGACTTCTCCTGACGTGGCAGCGGGCGCTCCAGCTTCCATACCTGGTCGGGCAGGTACAGCACGGCCATCTCGGTCTCGCCGTCCTGCCAGCGGCGCAGCGCGGCACGGCGCCGGCGCCGGGATCCGGGCTCGTAGGCCACCACGCACTGGGAGGCGTCCTCGAAGGTGACCAGAGGAGTGTCCTCGTCGTCGGGGTTGCCCCACACCAGCGCGAAGCTGCGCGCGGACACCACCGACCCGAGGAAACCCAGCTGGGAGTCGGCGTCCAGGGCGTTGGTCTGCCACACCCTCCACGACTCGGCGTCGGCCTGGTCGGCCCCGGCGGGCTTGACGCCGGTGACGGTCAGCCGCTCCACGGGAGAGTCGGCGACCACCTGCGTCCAGTTGTCGGAGAAGTCGCGGTACCGCTCGCCGTGGTATTTGCGGAACTCCTCGGAAGCGAACCGCAGCGGCTGCTCGCCCTTGTAATAGCGCTGGTTGGTGCTGATACGTCCCCACCGGGTCGACAACTCAGCTTCCAGCGTGTCCACCAGGGCGCGGGCATGCTCGAGGGTGACCGGCATCCGTTCCCCCTCTCATGCGGTGTAGACGTAGGTCCGTTTGCGTTTGGTCATCCCAGCGGCGACGGCGTCCCCGGCGGCTTCGTGCGCCAGGACCGAGGTGACGGTGGCGTCGATCTTCTGGCGCTCCGAGGCTTTGCGGAGCACGTACCGGTCGCCCGGCCGCGCGGCCGCTCGGGTGTTGGCGATGTGGTCGTGGGTCAGCTCGCACCCGTCGTGGGTGAAGGTGGTGTCCTTCTTGAGCACGTCGGTGCGCAGTCGTTCGCACGCGGCGTGCATCTGCACGATCCGGCGGGTCTGCCACCGGATCACCTTGCGCTGGCCGTGCCGGTCCACCCAGGCGTCCACCTCGGACTCCCAGTAGGGCGGGTCGCAGTACATGAGCACCACGTCGAAGGTCCGCATCAGTTCGTCGACCGCGGCGTCGACCTCCAGGCGTGGCACCTGCCCGTCCGGGTAGTCGGCCGGGTTCCAGATGGTCGGCTGCCGGTCGGGACCATACGTCGGGGTGAACTGGTGCCCGTCGAGGGTCTCGGCACGGATCGCCGTCCAGTCGTCGATGTCGGAGCCGTCGAACCCGAGGACGATGCGCGTCTTCGGCTTGATCTGGCGGGGCTTGGCGCGCTTGGCCCACTTCTGGACGTCCAGCCAGGACCGGGACCCGGACACGATCCGGTTGCCGAAGAACCGCTCGGCCTGGGCGGGGTCGCGCTCCAGGATCTCGGCGGCCTCGGCCTCGATCGCGTCCAGATCCACGTGGCTGCTGCCCGCGTAGACATACCGGTGGATCTTCCGGCGCTGCCGCTTGTCGGTGTACGACAGCGACTTCGGAGCCTGCGGGTGGTACCGGAAGATGTCCCGCCGTCGCGACTTCGCCGTCGCCTCCGCCACCGAGTCCTCGCTGGGGTCCCAGGCGTTCGTGGTCTCCAGCGACCGCCCGCCCATACCGGCCAGGCCGCGGCGTTGGGTGTCGGCGGTCTTGGTCATCTTGTTCGTCGGTGTCCAGATCCCTGTCTCGTCCTGCAACGCCATCGTGATCGGCTGCCCGAGGCGTGACGTTGCCGAGGAGGTGACGACGTCGATGCGTCCCTCGTCGCCGATCCGGATGAACTCCTCGCCCGCCTTGGGCAGGACGTCGGCGAGCGGGCCGAGGCGGATCATCGACCGCAGTGGTCGGTAGACGTTGTCGGTCTGGTCCTCCGAGGTCGCCGTCAGCTGGATCAGCGGGGTCGGCCACGGCGTCCCCATCGGTTCGCCGGGTTCGTACCGGTACCACCAGCCGCACGGGCAGCCGTGGTCCACACACCGATAGACCTCGCCGCCGGATGCCCACCCGGCGAACACCACCGGGCCGACCGCCTCGGCGAGGATCAACGTCGCCGACCACGGTCCCTTGCCGGTCTTCTGCGGCGCCACCACCTGCGACCGTCGGTAGGTGAACGCGGTGGCCAGCTGCCCCACGGTTGCCTGCGGCTTGATCCGGTAGTGGTTGACGGTGCACCACAGCTGCCACGGGTACAGCTCCAGGTCGTCACCCGCTCGGAATCCGTCGGGCACCGGGCAGTGTGCCTCGATCCAGTCGGGGACGACCCACAGGGTTGGCCACTCGACGATGAAGGACGCGGTGGGGTCAGGAGCCGTCGCCATCGACGACCCTCAGCCGGTCGCGGGCGCTCCGGCGGCGCGGGGTGGCAGCCTTCTTCGGCTGCTCCTCCTCGGCGACGGGTGCCGACGGCTCGGCCTGGTCGACCTTCCAGCGGTTGCGGAGCATCCCCTGCACGGTCAGGCCGAGGGAGTCCATGTACTGGCGGACGACCTTCTGCACATCAGCACGGGCGCCGGGCTGCTCGGCCTCGCTGAGGTTGCGCACCAACAGTGCGACCTCGTAGGCCTGTCCCATCTCCTCCCACATCACCGCCTGCGGGCGGGACCACAGGTCGCGCCACAGGTCCCACTCGCGCGGCTGGACATCCACCAGAGGGAACTTCGGCGGCGGCCCTGGGCGGCCTTCGGCAGGCAGGGTCCTCCACCCGGCAGCGTCGGACTTGCGGTTGCGGCGGAGCGCGTTCGGATCCGGCGGCGGACCGGACGCGACACGAGCGCCTCCTCGGGGCATGGTCATCACTCCTCGGTGCTGCGTTGCGCAGCACGATCGGCCGCCACGTTGCGTGACGGCGGTGACCCTATGAACACGGCGGACTTTTTTGCGCCCTCCCCGGCGCCCCGGAGCATCAGCCCCCGAGGGGGTCACCCCCCGGGTTGTTACTCCCGGTCGTGCCACCCGGCTGGTTGCTCGCGGGCGGTGATCCTGCTGTGGCACCTCTTCGTGAGCGCCATGAGGTTCGACCAGTCGTGGCCTCGCGGCCCGAGCGGTCCGAGCCCGTCGACGTGGTGCACCTCGGTGGCTCGTGGCCGCATCACCCACGGCTGCGAGCTGTGTTCGGCGCACTCACACCACGGATGCTCACGCAGGTACGCACGTTGCGTGCGGTACCACCGGGCGTCGTATCCGGCCTGCGCTGATGTGGGGCGGGCTTGCTTGCGTTTGGCCTGACAGGAGGGGCAGGGGCCGGAGGGGGTGAGGGTAGGGCACCCGGGCGTTGGGCACACCTGGAGGGCTCGGCGTCGCATAGCACCCCCTGGGGTGGCCGGATGCGGCCAACGGGCTCGGCGGGCGGGGAGGGTGGGGTGTACTGGGCGGCGTCTATCCCCTGATGCGAGGAGAGCGCCATGAGGCGTGGTCTGGTGTGCGTGATGTCCGCGGCTGCCTTGGCTCTGGCCGGATGCGGTGGCGGGGGCGGTGCGGTGACCGCCCAGGAGGTCTCCGAGGCGTTCGAGGAGGCTGGGCTCCCGATGACGGACGCGCGCGACAACTCGGACGGCTGCTCAACTCCGGAGGTGTGCACGTCCCGGATCACGACCGAGGACGTGTCGGTCTACGGCTACGACTCCGTCGAGGACGCCCAGAACTATGCGGAGACCGCTGGCGAGGGCTACCACCAGAACGGCCCGATCGTGCTGGGCTACGTGGGCGCGGACACCCCTGAGGACCTCCAGGTGCAGTACGAGGAGGCCCTGGCGGACCTGTTGGCGGAGTAGTGCCCCGCCCTGACTCAACGCCCCCACCCCCCAGTGGAGCGGAGCCAGAGCGGGACGTGTGACGCCCGGCGGCACGAGGCCAATCGACCGAACCCCGCGTGCGTGTGTTGGGACGGCCTCTTGTTGTGTGGTCGCCGCCGGGCGGGCCTGCGGGACTTGCACTTCAGAATGTCGCGGGACGCGTTTATGCTGCCCAGATCGCTATGCGATAGGAGGCAGTGTGGCCAAGTACAAGGTCGAACTCACTGCGGCGAATGCCGCAGGAATGGCAACGACGATGGAGGAGGAGGTCGAGGCGAGCTTCTTCAACACCGTTGGGGAGTTCGTGGACTTCTTCCATGGCCCTGGATCGCGGGATCACGTCGTGCTGCGAGTGCGTGCCGACTCGGTCCTGAGGATCGAGCGCATCGAGAAGTAGGTCCCCTCACGACAGAGGCCCCGACCGGCGTGTGCTGGTCGGGGCCGTCTGGCGTCTTCGGACAGCTCGCGCCATCCTGACATCGGATTCTGCCATCTTGTCAAGCTGTGCGCAAGTGCGCACGTGTACGTGCTGACCTCCGCTGCGCCGCCTCCATGGCCGCCACCGTGGACGTGTGCTCCCGGCTCACCTCGCACCGCACCTGCCCGTCGGACGGCAGCCCCGGCGCGATGACGGCGCGCAGCGCCCCGCCGCACACGACCGGGGTCTGGCCGACGAGCGTGATGGCCCGGCACGCCTGCGGGAGCGGCACGTACCGGACCGGCCGGTCCACCGCCCGCACCGCCTGGCGGACGGCGGCGAGGACCTCGTCGACGAACTCACTGCCGTACTCGCGTGTGCGGATCCACTGGACGACGGGGGCGAGCCACGCGGCCATCGCCTGGATCGTGTCGGCGGGGGGACGGCCGG